GGGAAAATGGACCTAAGTGGTTCCTAGGGATTACCTAGAGACCCACGCAAATCCATCCGGCCATTGGGTAAACAGCCAAACGGTACTAGGGTTTCCGAACAAGCCCTTAACGGGCTCTGCTCCCTTTGTAAAAGGGGGCTCTTCAGCCATAGTATTTATAAACGAGCGATGAGCGGCGTTTTGTACGTCGTTACGCCACATATAGCACCAACTAGGAGGTTTAATAAACCAATCAGGCGTGGATAGCCTAACCAGCTCTTCCATAGTCGTCTCACTCTGTGTGCGCCGCATCAGCCAAAGCATGTAAGCAAACGGGTCCTCATTTGTCTGGACCTGTGGCCTGCTCCGCAAGGCTTTAACGCGGTATACCGGGTCCCACTTGTCCGCCATGGCGGTTTCGTCCCAAAAGAGACTACTCTCTTCGAGGCTGGTCCAAAGACCAACATCCCCTAGAGTAAATGGTATCGGTGGACGGTATTGCTTCGGCACCTTTTTAATGAGTGCATCCCACACAGATCGGTAGTTGGCATCGCAACCTCCAGGGCATTTCGCCCAAAAACGGAGTTTGTTAGCCAGCTGAACACGATAAGGTATCGGTAGCGATTCACTGCTACTGACACTACCAGTTTTCCCCCTCCGTGCATAGAAAGGGCGTACATCCTGACCGTAAAGCCATTCAGTACCGCACGATTCGAAGAAGTTACCATTTAGGTACGACTTCCCACTGTTGACTCGAAAACCTAAGTATTCAAGTCGAGCAACAACCTCAGCAGCGTTAGCCTGGGGGACAATAATGTCATCCCCGAATACACTACAGAGGCTCCACGCACTGGGCGGCACGGTAATCCGTACCAATGCCCAGAAGTAAAGCGTCATTACTGAGAAAGTATGACCACAGCCCATAGGCAACCAATTAAACAGTTCCCTACAAACAGGAGGGCCACAGCTCCCAGGAGCGCACCTTATCGTTTCGTCTACCCAACACTTTGGCCTAACTAGGCCTAGGAGGTGAATAAAGTCATCAGAGAAAATATTCTCCAGATTACGTGCCGTGAACCAGCTCGAAGCTGAGGACAGGTCGATGGTCGCTAGGTTTTCAACCGACGCAACTTCTGCCAACCTCTTATTCTTTCCCGATTCACGTGAGTCGCACCCAGACTGCTTCAGGCGATCTGCTACCTCATCACCAATCCCCCGTTGAACTATCATGTCCAAGAGGGGTACAGATGATATTGTCCGATCAATCCATGCAGTTTTGGGTACAGCGTTTATCTGCAAATATGGCATCACAGCGATTTTAGGCTGCTCTGCCATCCAGCTGTCGCCTTTAATGGCTTCAGCAAACGGTCGCAGTTCTGGTCCGACAGTGGAAACTCCACGAATTTTATCGCTTGCCACGAGGCTCCGCATTCCAGCAGAAGCCCCCGGTCCAATCCGGCCCCTTCGGACGATTTTTTCTAAAGTCTCTGGGGTAAGGAATGCCACATCGCCTCCACACAGGATGCGATTCACTTCGAACGAAAGTTCCAGCAACCACGGAGCACGCAGGGGTAAGTCTTGTAGCCTTTTGGCATTGACCTCCTCAATTTCTGCGAACAAAAGCAGTGCTTGTTCTGTCGTATCGATTCCAGTTGGTATGTCGGCGCTCTTAACGAGCAACCTGGACACCAATCGGTCAGCTCTAAAAGCTCCAGGGTTTTTATGCCCTTTAAGGAACTCATCAAGACGACCGTCATGATAATCTTCAGGGTTTGGCTCGAGTTTTTTGAGTTCATCCCATTCATGGTTCTGGATAGCCAAATAAACGGCTAAGCTGTGGGGCGTATTAACGCGTTCACACATTGCCATACACATGTTGACTTCAATGTCAAAGCACGTATCGGCCTTTTTCAACCCAGCTAAAGCTGACATTGCATAATTACCTAGTAGGTGACCCTTACCGCTTAATAAGCCGGATCAGAATCTTCGAGCATTGAACGAAACACGGCATGCGCAGCGAGATTTCTCACATACGCACTCATGTCGTCGCGCTCTGCGTCGACTGCCGTAGTAGGCAAAATGACCTCGATATTAGCCCTCATCACCTTATCATACGAGTAAATACCCGTATCAGCATCTTGAGATTCGAGCGGAACCACCAGTTGCACCTTCGACCGTTGAACGGGCGAAGACGCTGTGGCGGGGCTCTGACTCATGCTAATGGTGAAGAAGCCAAGAGGTGTGTGAGCGGTTGTCCGCTCTTCCCAGGTGACGATATTCCCGTTCTTTCGAGCGGGTACGAAGCTATGGGCCACCGGTGTAGCTTGCCCGTCATTTATTGAGACGGTAGTTGCTGCTGCCATTGATAAACCTCAATTAGGCTAAAGGTTGTTAACGATTGCGCTGCTGCACTAAAAGTGCAATAGCATTTGTTAGCGAGTTCACACTGTTATTGCCGGACAGCCTAAATAGGCTAGGCATAACCAAGGGATCAACGATCCGCCTGGAGAACTGCTTATATGTGAGTTTTGATGGTGTCACCATTGTGAAACCATCCGGGATACCGACGATTTGATCGACGGTTAGAGTACGTTTCTCAGAAACTGTACCCACCACTCTCTGAACATTCTGGAGGACACTTAGGCTAGCGATGTAGCTGCCGACCGGGATTATCCAATCCACAACGAACGAAAACGGTATACGCTCCCATGCCCACTCAAGTGGGTCGCCGAAATCAATGAACTCGGCATATGGCGTCTTGTACTCAACGTACACGTTAGAACGACCTGTATAAGTCTCCTCGTACTTGTATCTATCAGACACAACGTTTGAGGCGGCCTTTTGAGTCGTCACGTACTTCTTTGTCTTATTTCCTAGAGGATATAAAAGACTCCTATTATACGCATCATTTAGGCTATCAACCAACGGCGCAATGCCAAAGTTGTAAGCCAGGATGTCCCCAGATACTTCGGAAGCGCGCTTCCAACCCCTCGCTTTGGCATGTTTGTTAAACCATTTGCGCATATTTCTAGCGCATTTGGGGCCAGGCGGGAATCTTAGGCAGTGTCGTATCTGAAGCATTGTCGCGAGAACGTCGCGAATCGTGCCCGCAGCTTCATCGGCTTCGGCTAAAGCACTTGAAAAATTCGTGCCTTCACCACCGATGCGAGCGAGCATTTCCCTAGAATACGCATCCTGGTCCCAAGAAAGCGACCAAGCGGTAGAGGGAGACGTGGTATAGTAGTAATAAATACTCCTAGACCCGAAGCGGCAGACATCTTCATAGACGTTCGTGCCTAACACACTTTCATAAGTGTATTTCGGCCCATAAGCGGTCGGATGATCCCACAGAGATGTAGGGTACGCCCTATGCTGTACGGGCAAAGCATCAGTGTAACGTTGGTTTTTATAAATCCCACCGTACGCTGCGAATATAACGCCAGATGGGCACCATGACCGTAATTCGGTTGGGTACCACCTATCTTCGTTCCAGACCATAAGTACCAAGGCTCTTTGTAAGGGCCTCGAAGACCCATGACCAATTCGCTGCTACAACCACAGTTGTGGTTGCAGGGATGCGGTCGACTGCCG